CAGTACCCTTTGGTTTCTTACTAGTTCCTACTTTTGGATCTGCCATTACCTTCCAACTTTTTTCTGTGCTTTCTTATGACTAGCTGTAAACGACATACCTGCCATCATGTCCTTTCGCATACTTGCCATATGCTTGGCACTATGGTGTTTGCTATGTTTTTTAAGAGCTTCTTTCTGTCTAGTAGTAAGTGCCTTCTTCATCTATAGCCTCCACCTTTTGCTTTGTATTGTTTAGCTAACATCTGTGCCTTACGAGCAGACCACTGTCCTGCCTTGCCACCTTTTGTACCTGCCTTGATCCTATTGAACAATGCTTTCCTCATAGCTGGTTTGGTATAGTTACCTGCCTCGTTGACTCTGCTCTTAGCCATTACTTCATTTTTTTCTTTTTAGATGCCATAATTTTTTGCTGAAGCTGTTTTGGTAAAGTTTTTTGTTTCTTAGTAAGACCTCCACCAGTTTTCTTTTTAGCCGCAGGTTTTTTCATTGAGTGATAGGGCATAGCTTTCTCCTTTGCTGATTTTATTTGTACGAACTCATGCTCGTTTCTTCTTTGCCTTATTTCGTTTAGTAATCGCTCTAGCTTTTGCACGAGCATCTGCTTTACTCGAAGCACCCCATGCACGAAGCGATAATAATAATCTAGTAGGTTTGCCTTTAGCATCTCTCTCAGGTCCTTTCATGTTTCCCATTCTAGCTAAAAAACTTGCTCGTCTGGGATTGTCACCACTCTTAACTGGTGCTTTTAATGTGCCACCAGTTTGTCTTTTATAACTGGCACGACCCTTAGCATTTAATCCACCTTTTGGATTCTGTCCTTCTTTTCTTTGCCATGCAGGTGTCTTAGCCACATCGAACCTTTTTGAATATTAATGTTTGTATAGGACCACTGTCAATATAACGTTGCACTTTTTTTGACCCCCTGTACTATGTTAAGTCTATACTCACAGATATATTACCCTGTACTAATGACATTGACTTTTCTACAGGCTTATAACCTGCTCTATCCAGTATGTCTTTACTAGCTTCAAGCTGAACATACTCACTCTTAGCATTGGTACTTAGCTCAAGCATCTTATTCGAGGCTTTCGTAGCATTCAGTCCAATACTCTCTCTAACTCTTTGTTGCATATACTCTTGAACATGAGGCAGTCGCAAAGTCTTACTGGCTGTCACTCTTCCTGATTCACCTTTTGCATATCCTGCTATTTCACTAGCTTTCTTTACACTACAGCCAGTTGCTACGATGGTATCAATCAGTAGCTTTTGTCGTTTCGTCATTCGAAGCTTATCTAACAAGAGAATCCCCCTAACCCCCTTTTTATGAACGATATGAAAAACCTTGTCAAGGGCATTGTAATTCTGTTGATATAACAAGGGGTTAGGGTAAGTATTAGATAAGGTTGGGATAGGGTGGAGTACGCAATGAACCATTGCAATGCTCTGTTCTTAAACGTAAGTCCATATGAAAAGAACATCTAAGCATATCTGTTTTTGTGCATTTCTCAATCTCTTCTATTTATTAAGCCACTCTACAGCAATGCCATAACGGGGTGAGTCAATACAAATAGACGTATCCCTTAAGGGACCCTCGTCGATTTGTATTGACTCTATTCCGAGTCATGCTGATCGCATGACGCTTTTAGTGTACCCCTACATATGGCTTTGCAAGAGTGTCTAAACAAACAGAAGGAGATAGACAAATGACAAGTACAAAAACAGACATACTAGAAGTTCTAAATTCATACGGACTTACTGAAACAGATCATTCCAATGGTTCACAGCTTGGATATAAAAGAAAATATATCTATACTTGTTTCATGGGTTCTTTGCATAGAGTAGTCAATCAACTCAAAAATGAGTACAACACCGGAGGTGTCATACTGCAGGAGTTGATTGATGAAGATAACGACATGGATTCCAAAGGTGGTTATGGTCGTATGGCTATCGAAAGACGTATGGGATTTGGCTTTCCTACTGATATAGATAAACTACAAGAGAAACTAGCTGTACTACATGAGGATTATGTTGTTGTCAAAGATATGTACGACAGCCATAACGATACATATGAAACTCTATACGGTTCTAAGTTTGATCCTGATATTAAATCAAAGAAGAAACTTACAACAGCTAAGAAAGCTCAGATAGCTAAGAAATTCGTACCTATATCCTAGGTACGAATATCCTACTCTGCTTTGCAGAGTAGGATTTATTTTTGTTCTTGTCGGTGGGGTTGGCAATGCTGTTATAATTAACTACAGCAGAGCCAACATCACTGGCACTAATCAACATGAGGTGAGAAAATTTTTATGAAATACTTACTTGCATATTTAATATACTTTTTATTTTGTATATCATTCTTTGCTACTGCAATATATTGTCTAGTAGCATTTAACCCAATGGTTTAACATGGAGGTAAACATGAACCATATGACACAACTCGCAACACTTGTTAACAAACAAGGTGACTATGACTTTCCAATAGACACAATATCAATGGCAGGTACATATGATGATGACTGCGAAATAAAGCTAGTCAAATGTTCTGACAAGATGATGATTGTTCGTACAGATACAATGGAATATCTTGGAAGTCATTCAATATCATACAAACCAGTAACTCATCAAGAAGTGCTTGATCCTATCATTGATCTAGCAGACACACTTAAAACACCATATATTACACAAATCAATATGTTAGACAATGGTGCTATGATGGACACACGATTGGTATTCAAAGAGATATGCTTTGATGATCCTGCATTGCAAAGCTATGTTGCATTTCAAATATCAGTTCGTAACTCTTACAATGGTGTTTGGTCTGTTATGATACAAGCTGATGGACTTCGTATGTTTTGTTACAATAAATGCACAACACCTGATGTAGTTGCTAACTACAGACTCAAACATAATGGTCACTTCAAATATAACTTTGAGCATCTTAAACATTCAGTAGATTTGTTTCGTAGTAACGAACAAAGATATCGTGATTGGTACAACACACCAGTTAGTACACAAGATGCAGACGATATGTTTTCAAAACTTACTTATACAGCAAAGCCTACTATTGATGGTAAGTATCGTAATGAAACACAGTTTGCAAAGCTGCAACAACATTGGAAAGAATACCAACACACCATTGGTAAAAACAAATGGGGTTTATACAATGCAGTAACACATTGGATATCTCACCCAGAAAATGTCAGTAGCACCAACAAAACTATTGTAGAACGTAACAATAAAATGGTAAGCTATATGAATAGACCAAACTCAATACTCAACTAATGGAGGTTAAGTTGATTACATACACTACTAAAGAACTAAAGATGTGCGACTCATTTGCTCGAGTAGCTTTTCCTGATTGCTACAGAGAAATGTATCAGCATATGTGTGAAGTATCCAAGCCATATGGCGATATGTCAAATGAAGCATGGATAAACAAGATGGTTGTCAAAACTACAAAGATATGGGAACAAAACAATCCTGATATTCAAGCATCAAAAATGATTGAAGATATCTTATATGACAGCGAAATAAAGCACATAAACTTTAGTTGAACTGGTGAAAAACACAGTAAAGTATCAGCATAAAAGTCTTATAGAAAAGCTAACGAAACTGCGACAGTCACAAAAGCTGTCGCAGGAGTCGTTAGCATTAGAGATAGGTGTTGATCCAAAACTATTAGGTCAATGGGAACGTAAACTTGTTGAGCCAAAACTATTTAACTTGCTATGTTGGTGTGAAGCATTGCAAGTATATTTAACAATATCAACAGATGATGGAGAGTTTTGATGACTGATCTCGAAAAATTAGTACAACAAGGAATGGATAAATCTTATCTACAAGGTAAAATAATTATATTACATGAGCTAATAAATAAACTAAAAGCACAGGTAATTTTACTTGAAGAAGAACTAGAGAAAGGTGGATTCAGTGCCAAGCAAAAGTAAAATCAAAGGTAACTATCATGAGAACTGGTTTGTAAAATTATTTACTTCTTGGAAGATGCCATGTAAAAAAGTTCCCCTCTCAGGTAGTTTAGGAGGAGAACATACTGGTGATTTAAAACTAACTATTAATGATAAAGAATATATTGTTGAAGTAAAATACAGAGCAATAGATAAATTTCCTAGTGTATTCAAAGTATTACAAGGAAAAGATATTGCTTTGTATAAACGCAAAACTGGTGATCCAAGATGGGTTGCTGTAATTCCTGATAAAATTATGGAGGATCTTATCAAATGATTTGTGTAATATGTAAAGAAAAAATTACACCTGATTATGACGTCAATGGTAATGAAATATGGCATGGTGGTCATAATCCAAGTCCAGTTGCTGATGACGGATATTGTTGCAGTAATTGTAATGATACAATAGTAACACCAACAAGAGTAACTGAAATGATTATTGAACTCAATGGAGGTAAAAATGGGTAATGTAAAAAAACAAATACAAGATTACTACGATAAAGTAGTATCAATCGAAGGATTGGAACAACTTGTATCAGAGTCAGAAGATGTGTCACAAGTAAAGCGATTCATCAACTATCAAATGAAACCAAAGTTCCAATCTGAGAAAGACCTATGTAACGACATTGCAGTTGAACTCTGGAACGACTACTGGAGTAACTACAATGAAGCTACTTACTAATGAATGGCAACCAAGCCGCACAATCATGGAAAAATATAAGGAGGTAAACCATGACAGAGAAACTAAATACTTCAAACATTTCTACATTAAAAACAAATACAAACGAAAAGAATGGGATACTGAGTATTGCAAATGGTGTGAAAGACAACTACAAAGGAAACGAAATCGCACAACTTCACTCAGCAAAACCCAACGAGTACACCAAAACAATTCGTTCTACTATCGAGTCCTTACTGAACTGCAAGATAAATGAACGAGTGAATAATCAATACATATTCTTTAGATGGGAGATGCCGCACATATCAGATGTAGGCAATCAATACATTCAAAGAGAAAGTTCAATCATTGCTTTGATGCAAAATGCTATGACAGTTGCAGACCCAAAGAAGATTGAAGAGTGGATCATAGAAGTGATGGTATGCACAACCAAGCAGTCAGCACTCACAGAAAAAGACATGGCACTCAAGGCTCGTGTCTATGCAGGTAAGCTGTCACACATACCTGCCGACATACTTAAGTATGCTTGTAATGAGATATGCTTGAAAAGTAAGTTCTTCCCATCACTGGCAGAGATCTATGAGTTTGTTCAGCCATTACTTTACTATCGTAAGTCATTGGTTGAGTCAGTATCACAACAATTAATATCAGCGAAAGGATTATGATATGACAATTGATCAAGAAACCTTGTCACATAATATAAAAGAAATAAAACAAATGTTTTTATATTATGGATTTTTAAAGTGTCCATTAACAACAAAAAATATAATTAATCTTTTATTAAGAGGATATACTAAAAATGAAATATATAATTTTGGTTGCGATAGGAGGTAAACATGGAAGAAAAATTTGAAGATGTACCAATAGAAGTATCTGATCGTGACAGATACGGAAAAGTACACATAAAAAGTTACTATGAATTTTATCAGTCAATATTATTTGTGCCTGATAAAAATGACAACCTGCAACCTGCAGGAATGTCATCTACTCACAAAGATTATATCTAAATACTTGATATAATTAAATAAATATGTTATGCTGATAGCAAGAAATGGAGGTTGCAATGGCAGTAGAAATACGTCTTTCGCCACATAAAGAAGATTATATCAGAGGTTCTGATATGGTCACACTTATGTCTGGCAAATGGAATGAACTTTACAAAATCAAAACTGGTAAGATTGGTCGTGTAGATTTATCACATGAGTTTCATGTCTTGCTTGGTGTAGAAACAGAGAACTTCAATTTGCTCTGGTCACAAAGAGCATTTGATTATGAGTGGTCAGCACAGAAAAAATTTGAAATGTCGTATGGTAGCATACCTTTTCAAGGTACAGTTGATGGATATGATAAAGACAAGCATATGATTATCGAATGCAAACATACTCATAGCATGAATACTATGGAGAATATGATTAACTTTTATATGCCACAAATACAGTTTTATATGTACATATCAAAAGCAAAACAATGTTTATTATCTGTCATACTGGGTAATAAATATGATGGAGTTATCATAGATAGTAGCAAACAATATCAAGATGATATGCTTGATAAGATCAAAGCCTTTTGGGAGTATGTCGTACACAAACAAGAGCCTGAAGATGTGTATCTCAGAACAAGTCAAGCAATCAAAGATGCCATACCTATCAATGGCAAAACAAAGCGAGATGTATCAAAGAGCAACAGTTTTACTGAAGCTACTAATGCTTACATGATGTTTGAAGAAACAGCTAAAAAATTTGAGAATGCAAAAAAGCTGCTCAAAGAAGAGATCAAGCCTGATGAATCAGAAGTCTACAATGATGTTCTATCTATCAAGCGAGATAAACGAGGGTCAATTCGTATCACAAAGAAAAAGGGTGAGTAGACCCAACTCACCCTATAACCTATCTGTATAATGGAGGTAATACATGACAGATACTAAAAGTAATATCAAAAAGCCGACACCTAGTAAAGTATATAACTTAGCTAGTGCTATGTTAGCATTTCAAAAACTTGCTGTTACTGCAAAGAAAGATGGCAAGAACCCACACTTCAGAAGTAACTATTCAAAACTTGAGTCTGTTATTGAAGCAGTAAATCAAGGCAATCAGTTTGGTTTGTTCTTTACTCAAGAGATTGAAGTAAAGAACTATCAAAGAGATATTGTAGTAGTTACTACTGTACGTCACATAGATGATGATAATACATATGTATCAAAGCTACCAATACTTCTTGATGATGTAAGTATGAAGAATCCTCAGAAGATTGGATCAGCTATTACATATGCAAAAAGATACACACTACAAGCTGTGTATGGTCTACCATCAGAAGATGATGATGGTAATGAAGCTAGTAAGCCTACAATAAATATATCCAAACCAATACCAAAAGGAGAAGATGATGGATTATGATAATACAGATAGAGGTAGCTTTTTCAAACCACGAGCAGATGAAAGTCTGCTTGTGCAAGGTAAGCTAAATAGTAATGGCAATGAATATCGTATGGTAGTTATAAAAGCATCACTACCTGATGGTGGCAATGCCAGAGATTTGTATGTCAAAGTCGGTACTTTATTTGAGAATGATAAATCTCAAAATGAGAAGTCACCTGATTTCAGTGGACCAATAGAACTTCCCAATCAAGAAAAAAGAAGATTAGCTTGTTGGAAAACTGTATCCAATGATGGCAATACAAAGTTTTTGTCTGCTCGTATCGGTGATAAGACACCACGAGTAGGCGAAGAAACTGTAACTATTAATAATGATGATATGGAGGCATTAGATGAAGTACCATTCTAGTGAAGCAAAGGCAAGAACCCATGACCCTAAAACGTCATGGGAAGCCGCTGAAAAAGTTGACACCAATAGACTTGAGAAGATTGTATTAAAAGCAATCCAAGCACATGGCGAAGGTGGTGCTACTCACGATCAGATATTTCAGTATCTTAGCATGAGATTCAAAGATGCTTTCCGTGAGGGAAGTATCACACCTAGATATGCTACCCTAGAACGTAAAGGTTTTATCAAGAGAGATGGTACTACTCGTAAAGGAAGAGCAGGAAGAAGCCAACTTGTCATGTTTTATGTAGATACAGGCTACAGACAGACAATAAGCGAAAAAAAGTCTTGATTTAAGAGCCATACAGAGGGGGTAAAGACCCCCTCTAGTATGATTGTACCCTAGAATTACGTTGATTCACCCACACTTTTCA